TACTAAATCGTCTTCTACTGTTATATATTGCAGATAAGGGAATGTATTTTTTTCTTGTTGTATCGTGTCCCACTTTTCTGCACTTTGAGCAACCGAAAAAGCCGTATTTTGTTCAGTCTTTAACCAATTCAAATTATAGTCTTTATTTATAGACCGTGCAATGTTTTTAAATTCTTTAAAAGTTCGTTTTTGTCCGTTTGGCAAGAATACTGCATTTGTTAAATCATTAATATTATGCCACGTTTTCGCACCAGAAAACATATCAATATTTATTTTAAATCTGTTTGCCGTTTTGAATTTATTAGTATTTATTTTGAAATCTGTTGGCATTCCGTAAGCTTTAGCAACCTTTGTATATATCTGTACATAAGTATAGTTATACATGAGAATAGGTAATGTATATATGCTTATATCACCGTCAAATATCCCTTTATATAATTCGTCCTCTTCCATTATATAGATGAGAGCCTTTTAACATTGCAAATGCCGTCGAAGTATAAATATCCGTCTGAATATGTTATATCATCGTCTATTTCAAATGTAGCACCTGAGAACATCGCCCAACGATTAAATATGATAAGAGCTGTTTTCCCTGTGCTTGATGTTGCAATCATTTTAAAATCCGATACAGAAGAGTATTCTTCGGGAACTTTGGCAGTAAATACACCATGTCCAGCTCCTGAACTACTATCCCTTCTAATTTTGCCTCTAATTTGTAACTGTGCACCGGCAATATATTTAAGCTCAATCTTGCCGTTAAAACCATTTATAATAGATATTAAGTGAGAATCCGATTCAAAAAAACGTGGAGCCAACCAGAATAACAAATTAAAATTTGTGTTCAAAGTATTTTTTGTCGATTCAAGGACACCCCTTTCTTTTTTCCAAGTTTGATGAGAAACACCGTTTACGTATGTTTTGTCTCCGCCACTTTCGTAAGTTGTAACTTTTTTGTATTTATACCTATTATCGCCTTCCGTATCTAAAACCGTATGTGCATCCACTTTTAAAATGTCGCCTCGTAACATTATATAACCCTCAGTTACAGTGATTTGTGAACTTGTCAAAGTAGGAACGCAACCTGAAATAATGAAATTAAAATCAAATGAAAAATCGCCTAAAGATTCTTGAATAAAATCTCTATTAGATAATTGCATTCTCATAAAGTCTTCTTCTACCATATCGGGCTCACCGCCCGGGAACATTAATTTAGTATCCATAATTTAAAAAGTATCTATCTTGTAAGTTTTATCAGCCATTACATAATTACTTAGTAATGACCTTATTAAGTCTTCGTTATAAGCTAATGCAGTAGGGAAAAATATTGTGAAATCTAACCCATCAGCATCGTTTAAAGTAACCCACGTCTTCGGATTAGGGTCGGCTTCTCCGTATAAATACCAAGTTTTAGGCAAAGGGTCTGTTTCACTTTCCAAATACCAAGTTTCAAAATCTGTAAAACTAATACTGTTAAGCTCTGTTATATAAATTCTACGTAAAGAATTATCAAATTTATCATTTAATAATTTAACAACAGATAAATGCTGACCTGTGTAATTGCATAAAGTTTCAAGTTCTTGAGCCTTTGCATATAGACTATTGTTAACATCGTTCATTGCTGACAATAAAGCTTTTATGTACTCTCTGAACTTCCTCTTTTCCGCACCTGTTTTTAAATCAAAATTATAAAAACTCGGTAAAATTTCAAAAGCAATTTTTTCTATATCAATATCATAATTATCCGCTAACATAAGCCGTATAAGTTAAGGTTGATGATAATGGTAAACCTGAATCTTCTATAATGTACCCAGCATCAGCAATGTACGCTCCGTTAGTAGTTCCGATTATTTCAGAATAAGAACTACCTGCTGTCGCTTTTACAAGTACACTTGTTAATGTAACATTAAACACGCCATCTACGTTCTGAATAGCATCTATTAAAGATATTAACAAAAAACGTCCATTATAATTTAAGTTCTTATAATATTCTTTTATTGCAACTTCAACAGGATATGTGCCTGCTGTTTGCTGACTTTCGCCATTTACGCTACTAATTAACTGCTCATTAACTTCAATCTGTGCGTAAACTATCATATCATCGCCTGCTACACTACTAACATTAATCGCCACGCCTGTTGGACGTTTTGAAAGCCAAAAACTTTGGAAACCTGTTAATTCAGAAACTGACAATGCAACAGGGTTGCCGCTCCCATCATCTTTTGCTACTTTTATAGAAATAACACCAGCATCAGAAAATGCCGAACTTGCAAATATAATATGTTTAGTTGGGTCATAATTCGCATAATCTACCGCTAAAGGGTACGTTCTTACATCGTTGGCTGTAGCATCTTGGACGATATAAAATTTGGTTAAATCAGTAGGAACTACCGTATCGCCGTGTTGATATTGCAAACTTTCATAAGCATACCATTCGAGCGTATAAGGATTAATCCGTTGTTTCCGTATATCTAAATCTTTTTGCTGTGATAACATAAGATTCTCTAAGATATTACTTAAAACTGCAAAAGGAAACGGCAAATTTGACCATACAGCAACATCAGACGTGCTGTTTAATTTACTATCATCTGCAACATCGTATAATGCTGGTCTTGCCTTTATATCTTTTATTATATCAGCATTTATAGTTTCTATTGTACGAGGTATTATATTACCCATTTTATATAATTTTACTCATTTTTGCCCTTACTAAACTTTTCGGCTGTTCGTTGTTTTTTTCTACTTCAACCTGTTCTTTTTCTGAAAGTTCTAATCCTGTTTTTTCTGAAATTTCGGAAACGTCAAACTCAAAATATGGAGCTAACTTTGTTATTATATCCGTTTGTTGTTCTGTATTTAAAACTTCATCGTTTATGTATTTAAACGTATCGTTTGCTGTTATATTAAAACCTAAATTTCGCATTTTAGGTAATAATTTTTCATTTATAATATTCTGAATTGTAATTTTTTTTGCATTAATAAACTGTTTCGTATTTGATTCATGGACTTCTGCTTGCGAACGGCTCGAACCGTCCTCTAAAACCATTGTAGAACCTATTAAAATCTTACTAAACTCCTTATTAATAGTGTTTAATAAGTCTTCATAAGCTGTGTAACCTGTTCCGGTGTTTTGTATCGCCTCAATTTCCTCAGACAAACCGACAATTACACTGCCGGAATGCCTGCGATTTCTAAGCCAGTTAATCAAATTATTCCGGTGTTCTTTATTGTCAAACTCCGTCTTTACTACATAAGTCGGAGTTGTAAATAAATCATTGTAAACTGCCCAGAATTCAATATTATTCCTTGACATAATATAAAGTCGGCATAACTTATTGTATAAACCTAAATGATATGGTGATTTCAAAAACAACGTCCAGTCTTTTAGTGGTTTTTTCTCAAAACTAAAAGCTATTTTTTCGGTGGAAATACTTGATGCAACGCCTTGTTGCTCAGGTCTAACATAATATCTATCTACTAACTCAATATCCGTAAAAGTACCGTTCTCAACACCTATAAATTGAATTAAAGTATAAGGATAGTAATTGCTTTCTAACAATAAACGAACGAATTTTGCAAACCAAGCTTTTTTAAATATTTCTGTTTTCTCTTCGTTAATTTCGTTATTTGTAAATATAGCGAAAGGTGTTTGGAATACTCTGTTATAAATAGTTTCAGTAAGTGCTGTTATATGTGTATCAAGTTCAACATTTTTGTAAATATCCATTAAATCATGATACTTAATACCGTCCTCACCTGTCTTCATTTCAGCCCATTCTACTGCTAAAGTCCAATCTTTTACAGTATGTCGCTCCCGATATTGGTCTTCAACTTCAATAGTTTCATTTAAAGATTTATGTTTTTTTACTTTTATCTTTTCAGAAACAATTTTATTATTTTCCCAAAATTTTAAATTCATGGTTGTTTGTTGTTAAAATCCTTGATACTCATCTGTTTGTGTTTCGCCGTAAACAGAAATTACAATATTTCCGGTTTGGTCGGTTTGATTTGCTTCAATTAATGGTAAATTCGGCTGTATCAATCCTTTAGATACGTTTTTTAACCAAATTAAAGCATCTTCATGCCTTGCTACTCTATTTGCTGTTATATCAATATTATTTAATCGCTGAGTAAGATTATAAAGTAATATATCTAATGTTATTTCTTTTATCTTAGCATTTCGACTATCATTTCTTGAAAAATAATCGGTGTCGGTGGGTAAATTTCCAGTACTTTCGGTTGTGCAAACATAAAACACACTTGAATAATACAAACGGTCTCCGACTGCATAAGTTGTGCCGGCATCGTAGGTAAGTAAAGGGGCAAATATCAAATTACAATCATATCTTGCACGTAAATATCCGCTAATATCCTCAATAGTAATACTTAGCTCATCTTGCCAAATACTATCATCTGAACTGATAAGCTTATCAAATCGCTCGGCTGTATAAACTCCGTAAAAGTCTGTTATAGTCAAAAAGTAATTCATATAACTGCAAATATAGTATTTAATGTTATAATATCAAAATGTTTACTGTTAAATAAAAGTTTTGAACAAAAAAAAGTATATACGGTATATAAAAGTATATACTTTTTTTCTACTTTTAAAAAGTATTAAAATAACTTTCATTTGTCGGCAAACTTCCATCTGAATAATCTGAAAAACGCCTTTGAAATTTATTAAATTCAGTCTCAAAAGCCTTGATAATGAAGTATCTACAACTGTCTAATAAATGTCCGTTTGGTTCGTATGATATTTTTGTTTGCGGGTCGGTAATTCGTTTCTTTAACATAGTGCCGTCTTTGTCTTGCTTAGTCTCTATATAATCATTAATTGATACCTTACAAGCCTCATTTATTACAATTTCAACATCTTGAATTTTAGCCTCAAATATTGCATTTATAAAATCACCTGTTGCGGCGACTGGTGGAGCTTTTCTGAAAAATCTTTGTTCAATACGAAACTCTTTATTAATCGGCTCTTTAAACAAGTCTAAAAAGCTTTTTTTATCATCATTAATATTGTTTCGAGCCGTTGTGGTGGGGTCGCCGTATAGGTAAACACTCATCTTGTATCCTATTGACTTTAACCATTTTGCGACCTGTAAACCTGCCTTTCGAGCTGTGTTATTTGGGTCTTTTATAGGTAATTCATGGACTTGCTTAATTGTCCATTGTTCGCCGTCTTTGCTTAACTGCCAGACGGTTACAGCAATATACGGAAACACATTTGAATCAATACTTATATGTATAGTGTTATCAATTTCTAAATTCACAAATCTCACATGTTTTTCGAGTTCAAATTCTTTAAAAAACTCATTACCGGTTTTTAACTGAATGTCCCAATTACCGTTCACGAAGACTTCATACTCAAATTTGGGTAAATTCTGCAAACTTTCTAAATATGACTGCGGTAGAAATGGATTATCAGTAATTTTTGCAGGAATATACAACCATTTGGGGGGGAGGGTGCTGTTTTTGTAACGGTCATACACTAATGATTTTACCCACCCAAAAGAGGGGTTACATGTTGCTAAAACAATAGGTTTCGGCTGTTTTTTAGGTAATATCCAACTACCGGCACGCTCAAAAGCTTTATTTAAGGTTTGTTCCTGACATTCGTTAATCTCTTCAAACAAAAAACCATTAACTTCAAGCCCTTTCATCCAGTCCAAATCCTTATCTCTGTCGTAATTTTCTCCTTTAAATAGAATTACTGAGCCGTTTGGGTGTGTATATTCATAAGGGCTTGATTTTAACACGCCTGACGGCTCTATCTTGTTAAAACTCGGTATTGTTGTCGTCCTTAATTTTTCTGTATTTTGGCGGATTACACACCAGCGACTGCCTTTATAAATTACGCATAAGATAAGCAATACGGACAAGCCCCAAAAAGTTTTACCACCTCTGATTGCCCCTCCGTACATAATAAAATTATACTTTTCACTTGAAACAGCATTTGTTGCGATTTCTTGCCGTTTATTTACTGTTAAATCTATTTGCATTATACTTCAATTTCTCCCCCCCCCCACTTTATTACTGTTTTTTGTTTTACGTCTGCTGTTAAGTCAATCTTCTCAGGCTCGTTATATCCTAACATCTTTATAATAATTTCAATAGATTTTAATCTTTCTGAATTTTGCTCGGTCTCTCCTGCAAAAGCTAATTTCTTTAATTCGTTTAAAATTCTCAATTTGCTAATTTCTGACGTTTTCTCTATGTCCTTCTGAATTTCAGTTATATACTCTTGAATATAAGGTTTTTTAAGGTTTTCAGTTCCGATTTGGAAAGCCGTTTTTTCGGAATACCCAGCGCGTTTCGCCGCATCGGTAGCGTTCCATTTTTCAATATAGAAATTGCAAAATAACTTTTGCTTATATGTCAGTTTCTTTTTTTTCAACATTAAAATGTTTTTTTAGAATTTCACTTTTAACAAGTTCAAGTGCTCCGATTAATTCAATATCTGAGAAATTCTCATTTGCTACTTGAATGCTAATAACTCCATTTCGAGACTCTGAAATTTCAATTTTATATATTTTTTTTCTGTTTCTCATTAGATACTTCTTTTTGCTGTTTCTTCTTTTTGCTGTTTTAATAACATCATATCGCAAACCCATACACCAACTATTGTAATTTATAAACTTTTTTTCTATTTCTTTTAAAGAAGTGCAATGTTCTAAAGTCGCATCGTACCAATTTATAATATTATCTTTAGGCTGATTAGTGTCAATATCATGTCTAATGTCATCAAAATTAAACATTATATCGCCAAAAAATGCAATATCTTGTACCCAATAATCGAAATCAACCCCTTGTTTTTCGCAAAATTCTAAAATATAGTCATTTACGGCTTGTTCATATTTTGTTTTTATTTCGGCCATTATTTTTTTTTTACAAATATAATAAAAATTATTTAGTTTCAAAACCTTTGCATCCGTCAAATTTCGGTTTTCTTTGTTTAACACAAGATATGCGACCGTATTTGTTTATCACAAAATTACTGCAATAATCACATAATTTGCCTTTTTGCTGATTTTCTTTTATTTCAAGAAAATTGAAACGGTTACATTCTCCTACTGTTCTACTCATCTTGTTAGCCCAAATTTTGAAGTGAAATTAATATCAATATTTAACTCTTTTGATAATTTAATACTCTCGATATCACGTCTCAGCTCCTTTTTTTCAGGAATATCAATCTCATTTTTATTTAAAAAATCAATTAAATTACAGTGTTTTTTATAAAAAACAAAGTAGTCATCCAAGATTCCCCACCGGTTGCTTATTTCGTTTCTTTTCGCTTTTAAACTTTCAAAAAATTGCTTGATAGTTACATTTTTATATTTCTTAATCTTTTCGGTATCAACTAAATACACATGTTGCATCTCATCGGAGAATGTTAATTGTGAAATATATAATTTTTCTTTAAAAAGAAAACAGAAACCAATATAGTTTATTACATTCTCTTTGTCCGCTTTCTCCTCGTAGTTATTTATACGTGGATATGTATTTGTTATTTTAAATTTGAAATATTCCATATTTTTTTTTATTAATAAATTCTCAAATCTAAGTAATCAATAAGAATGATATAAGCGATTATAAATATAATTGATACAATACCACCAGTTAAGTTGTAATAATAGTTTAAACTTGATACTACGATGCAAGAAATTGATATTGCAGATAATATGTTTATTATGTTTTTCATTTCAATAATTTTTTGTCATAATTTTTCAAATTTCAATACCAAAATGAGAAATTAAAATTTTTTTTAAATTTTCGGGGTACACAAAATAAGCTTTATAAATTTCAATCTTATCAATAAATTTAATTTGATTATAAATAGTACTATCTTTTTTATGTTTTCGGTATTCTCCATTTTTCTTAAACACCTTATTTACAGAACTTTTAAGCTCTAAATAAACACCTTGACTGTGGGTATTTGAAGCATGTACAAACAAGTCCGGCACCCCTGAAACGTTCCCAACCGCTTTATATTTATACATTTCAAACAACGATTTTTTGCTTGATTTTTCGTTTACAACTACCGTATAGCCGTTTTGCCGTAAAATATTAACAACAAAAAATTGAAATATATCCTCATCGCCTAAATGTTTGAAATAGCTATTTTTAGACAATCTGAAATAGCTGTTTTTGTCTTTTAACTTTGGCAAAAGCCACATTATTATTTCGTTTTTTTTCATGTTTTTTTGATTAAAAATCTAAATTACTTTCTAAACCTGTATTAT